TTATTGAAGGTGCCGCTCCACAAGTTTCAGTAGCTACTTAATAAAAAGCTACATCGTTGGAAAAAATCCACTCCACATCACAGGCTCTCTTGCACTCTATTAAAATCTAGTATATAAATTAATCACTATACAAATAAGTTCATGTAGACGAGTATAGTCGACGGCCTAAAGACTGCATGAACGTAATTAGGAGGATAATACTATGGCAACAACTACATTTTCGGGACCGGTAAAAGCGGGAACGATAAGAGAAGGAGCTAGTGCAAACGCAGGTTTTGTATTAATGGCTCAATCAGCAGTGATAGATATCATTGGTGCAACAGCTACAACAAACGTAGGAATCATTCCTGCAAATTCACAGATTGTAGATGTAATATTAAATGTTACAACTGTTTCTAATGATGGTGGAACTGCAACAGTTCAAGTTGGACATTCAGGTGATACTGATGAGTATCTACCAGCTACGAACGTAAAAGCTTTAGCTACAACTAGAGGCACGATACAAACTGATGGTACAGACATTGGTACATCGGATCAAACTGTGACTGCTACATTTACAGCAGCCAATGGTGATGGTACTACAGGTGCAGCTACTGTTACTGTTTTGTACATGCAAAATAATAACTTAAGCTAGTAATTAATTTAGTGTGGACCTTCGGGTCCACACAAATTTTAAGGAGAAAATAATGAAGGGTGACGTAAAAGCAGTTAGAGTTACAGGAGCTGGAGCAGTATTTGCAGGAAGAACAAGATTAAGAGGTATAGTTCTTGTTTCTGATAGTGGAGGATCTGCTGGAGGAATAACTTTACAAGATAATACAGATAGCACAACTTTGTTTCAAGGTGACGTTGCAAATGGTGACGTATTTGCATTAAATATTCCAGAAGATGGAATTTTGTTTCCAGGTGGAATGAAAGTATCTGCAATACCAAACGTAACAGCAGCGACTTTATTGATTGATAAGTAGGAGGTTAAATGGCTAACACTACCTCTGGAACAACTACATTTGAAAAAGGTTTTTCTATTTCTGATATTGTTGAAGAAGCATATGAGAGAATAGGAATTCAAGGTGTATCTGGTTATCAATTAAAAGGAGCTAGACGTTCTTTAAATATTTTATTTCAAGAATGGGCTAATAGAGGTTTGCACTATTGGGAAATTGCAAACAATAATATTACACTCGTTGCAGATCAAGCAACATATACAATGTTTAGATCAACAACAGATGGTACATCTGATGCAACTGCTATATATGGTGTAGACGATATATTAGAAGCTTCTTTTAGAAATTCTAATGTTGATACACCACTTACAAAAATAAATAGATCTGCATATCAAGCATTATCTAATAAAACATCTACAGGACAACCAACTCAATATTATGTTCAAAGACTAATTGATAGAGTTACTATTACTTTGTATTTAACTCCAGGAACAGATCAAGCTGGTAAATTTTTAAACTATTATTATGTAAAAAGAATTCAAGATGCAGGTGATTATACTAATGATGCAGACGTGCCATATAGATTTGTACCATGTATGATTGCAGGACTTTCTTATTATCTTGCTATTAAGTATGCACCAGACAGAGTTCAAATGTTAAAAATGTTATACGAAGATGAATTAAACAGAGCACTAGAAGAAGATGGTTCTTCTTCAAGTTCATTTATTACACCTAAAACTTATTATCCAAATGTCTAAATTATCTAGAGGAAAATACGCAAAAGCAATATCAGATAGATCAGGAATGGAATTTCCATATAATGAAATGGTAAAAGAATGGAATGGTTCTCTGGTGCATGTTTCAGAGTTTGAACCTAAGCAACCACAATTAGAGCCAACTAGATATACAGGAGATCCGCAAGGATTATCAAATGCAAGACCTGCAAGAACAGAACCTGCCACACAGAACATGTTACCAAGTGACCCTTTTTCTATTACCGCAAGTGATCAAACAATTACGGTAACAGAACCAAGTCATGGTAGATCAGTTTCTGAAACAGTTAGATTTAGAAATGTTGATGGAAGCCCTGGAGCACTAGCTTTTACAGTATTTGAAAATGCGTCAGGATTTAGTATAACAAGTGTAGCTACAAATACTTATACGTTTGAGTTAGGATCTACTCCAACGTTAAGTGGCAACTTTGGAGGAAATTTTGTTACAGCAGGACCTGTAACACAGCAAGCATAATGGCATATACTTTAGACAATTTAAAAACAGATATTAGAAATTATACAGAGGTAGATAGTGGTGTGTTATCAGATACAGTATTAGACACTATTATTAAAAATG